CTGAGGAAGTGTTAGACACAATAATTGAGTTTAACAATACAGGAAAAGCTTGGAATATCTTTGACTATGTCAAAGCAAATGCAAGTGCAAATCATCATAACAAAAAAGTCAGAGATACTTTTAAAGAAATCTTTGATAATATGAAACGACTTAAACCAAGATTAACAAATGCAGTCGTGGCTGGTATCTACACAAGTCAATTACGAGGACACAATAAACTTCGTGATACAGACCAAGCTAAAAAATTCTTCGTTACAAATGAAAGAAGAATTTATGTTGATACTTTATTAGACAGATTAGAAAACTTAGTTAATAATCACGGAAAGAAATTTGTTAACACACAATTTCTTCGTAGATTTGTATATGGTTTAAATAGGAAAGCTAATGACTATATTAGTAGTGATATGAAAAGTAGTGATGCTTTCAAAGAGTGGGACGATTTCTTTACGAAATGTTTACTATATGTTGATGCTACATACGCTTCAAAAGGTATTTTACCTGAGGGTGATGACGCATTTAATGATTGGCTTGATTGCGTTAAGTAATAAAATAACAACGGGTGGTATTTCTACCACCCGTTAATTCCACCTTTATTTATTGAGTAATCCTAATATCACCAATAGTGATATGAATCCAGCAAACCCTGCATTACCAATCAAGTTTACTAAATTAATCAGATTACCAACAATGTCTATGCCTAAGAATCCACCTACAAATACTAATTGTACGAGAACCCCTAATCCGATAATGTGAAGTAGCATTTCTTTAATTCCACCTACTGCTTCCATTACCACTTTCATAGTTTCTTTCATTGCGTTTCCCCCTTTTATTAATCTAAAAGACTACAAATTCCGTAGTCGTATAATAACTATTAACAATTCTAACAAAAATCAAATGATATATAAATATATATCCTTATTTTTTGACATTTGTATATTTATTATTGATAAACTACATTTAAAATTATGTCAACAGATTACGAAATATTCAAGGGAAAAACCCTATCAGATGTCTTTAAGGACATATACGATAATTCCAAAACCAATAAACAACAATTAGAAGTATTGATGAAAGAGGTTGTGGGATTTATCAAGGACGGAGATACAGCCGTTCAGATAGTTCCTAT